GGCGTTCCTCAGCAATTCTTTCTTAAGTTCTCGTTCCATAATTTGGGCAATTTCTTGCGCCATCTTTCTTGCATCTTGTTGTGTACTGCCTGAAGAAGTTACATAAATGTTTGGAGCAATTGTAACATTAGTTCCACCCGACACTTGCACACTGGTGCTACCACGACTAGGGGTATTGAATGTTGGGTCACCTCTATCTACGCCTGCTGTCTTTGCAGCAACTTTTGTTTTCTGCATCCAACTATCAGTCTTAGCCATTGGTCCACCATCAGTGTTCCACGGCTTATAGTTACCATCCCCAAATTCAAGGCGTGCTGCTTTTATGTTAGTTCGTGGATCAAACAACTCTTCATTGCTTGAAATGCCATAACGTTCCCTACGCGCTGGACCCAAATCACCAATCATGTTAATTTGGAAAAGACCGTAGGAACGATCTGGACCCTTGCCGTTGTATGCACCTGGTTGCCAGTTAGATTCTCGTCCTGCAATAGCCATCATGTTCAAAAGGTGTTGTCCACGGAAACCACGTTTGTACATAAGTGTTGCGAGTTCTACAGGGTCCATTGCACCACCAGGACGAGCACCTGCTGATGGACTTGGTGGGGATGTGTTTTTACCAGTGCTTTGGGCGCTAACACTATGTGAATTACTACCCGTGGCTCCACCCATTGCCTGACGATTCATTCTAGAGATGCTGCTAATTTGTTCACCTAGGGACATACCCTGAAAAGTAGAGTAAGTGGCACTTCCTCCTGCTGAATCTTTACCTACGTACTGGTCTCCAATAACATAGGCACCAGTGTCGGTTCCGCTAGATCCTTTAGAGGTTCCTGCAGGAGCACCCCATGGTGAACCTTGCTTTTCGTATTCCCATCTAGAGTTTGGTAGTTCTGCTGGTTGGATGTGCCATGGTTCTCCGTTAACAGCACCAAATGTCTTAAGACCAAAGCGGGCAGCATTTTCTTGCACCCAGTCCAAGTCACCAACAAGGTCTGCTGCAAGACCAATTTCGTGCATAGACTTTCCAGGAGGGGCGGCTGGAGCACCGCTGATGTGCTTGTACTGTTCCCCATTCCACTCAGCATCGCCCTCAGAGCCATCTGTTACTTTCTTATAACGAGAAAGAAACAATTGTTTTTGTTGTCCTTCTGAACGAATACCTTCACCAATACCCACGTTAGGGTTTTCAGCAAACATCTTCATTAGTCGGGTTTTAAAAGTTGTGTTTAGCGGCGCAAAAGTAGAAGTAGTTGCTACTTGTGAAAGTGGTACTCGTTTCGTTGGTGAGCCATACCCCATAGGTACACTCACTCCAGACCTTTGTTTTTCTTCTGGCATTGGGTCACCTGACATCAATGATCCGCCCAAAAACATCAGCGGTATGCCAAACGAAGAACCAATGCCTGTTATTGACGCAGCAGCGCCAAGACCAAATGCTGCTGCTCCACCAATTTTTCTTGCCATACCACCTTTAGTGGATACCCCTACTCCAATAAGTGGGGAGAGCGCTTCTTCAAGTCCACCCAAGGCTCTAGTTACTGCCTGGATTCCTTTTTCCATATCGGCGTAGTTATCTGCTTGACGCTTATAGAAGTTTTCATCTCTTCCTTCTTTTGTGCGGGCAGTCTCCTCTGCTTGGGTAGCAAAGTTGTCTTCAATGCCCATCATCTTTCGTTGTGCTTTGTTGGAAGGGTCATACATTCCCTTCCCACCCTTCTTTTGATACGCAATATTAGAATCGGCATAGTCAAGAACCATGTCAATCATGTCTGGCGGAACACCCATTGATTCCAATCGTGTCCTTGTTACCGACCCAGATTGACGTGCTCCCTTAAGCACTCCAGCATTAGTTAAGCCAGAATTCTTTGTAATGTCCTTAATGACTTGGTCAATTCCTCGTTGTTGCCCACCTACTCCATAGATACCTGTTCCAAGCATCATTGTCATACGATTGTTTACTTCGGCGGAACTTAAGGTATTAACCATGTTTGCCATGTCACCCGTAGAGTACGAGTAACCAGATAGGGCTCTTAGTCCAGCGATACCACTTGCTTGCTTAGATGCTTCTAAGCCCGTACTTGCTTGAAGTGAAAGTAACGTATTGATTCCACCATACCCAAGGCGTTGGTCTTGTAGTGGTTTACGCATTTGGTGGTAGTACTGGTTATTTGTAATACCTTTATTTTGTTGGTAGTACACGCCTAGTTTATCTACACCAAGTGATCTTTCATAGTTACTGTTAATGCGATTATCAAGTGTTTGAATAGCCACATTGAGCATTTGCAGGGCAGCAGCACCAGTGCCAACTCTGCTACCACCTATTCCTCCACCACCTGCACCTCTGGGAGCGCCTTGGTTAATAGTGATATTTTGAATTGCTTGCCTAGCGTCAGTAGCATTGGCTTGGGTAGTTGCATTATTAGTATTATTAGCGGGGCCTAGTGGTAATTGAATACCAGCACCCGTAGGAGACCCACCTCCACCACCCTGTAACCCACCTAGTTTTTGAATGCCTTGTAGAGCCTTAAGTGTTTTATCTAACTTAGTATTGATTTGCGTTAGGTTTTTACTAAGCCATTCAAAATCGCCACGAACGCCTTTAACGCTTTTAGCCAACTTATCAATAGATTCAGTATCAAGTTTGAACTTGGTACGAAGGTCACCTAAGTTTTTCTCTGCCATTATGACTCCTGTTTACGCCACTTACTCATTGCTGACCAGTAGGCTCTTTGGCGCACAGTCATTGTTTTTATGTCGTTGAGCGAAAAGCCCTTGTAAACAGTTGCTATTGAATCGTACTCCCAATATGTTACTACTAAATTAGCCGAATAAAAGTGAGGCCCAGTTAAGCATGATTGGGAAAGGTTTTTCGCAATGGGCACAGTGGGCATCCACCTCCTTGATTTCTGGGCCAGGTTGTGCTTCCAATAGTGCATCAATAATCTTTGCTCGGTCTTTCATCCCCAACTTCTTAGCCCAAACCATAGTGTCGGCTGGCTTTTCCCCACCTTCCCAATCAGCACACCTAGCAATAAGCATAGTGTTTTGCTCTGGAATGCTCTTTGCTAGTTTGCTTACATGCTGGCTATCAGATCCAGTAACAAGGTTAAACTTCTGTACTGTCCCGTCCTTAAGGAAAATCTTAATTTGTTCCTTTGGGTTAACAGACACATCCCTATTAGGGAACTCGTTTAGGTTGATAAGTACATCATTACTTCCACGACAGTGGGGGCAATTAATTTGATATTCCCGAGTATCCCCATACGTAGCCTTGACCGTAGCCAAAAACAATGCATCCCTATCCCCAATGATGAGCGAATCAATCACCGCTGGGTTGCTTTTGACTGAAGTATTACCAATAGACACAACACTTCTTTTTAAAAGTGCTGACATATATTGGGCATACAAAACATCATCGTCAGAGTCCAAGGCTGCAAGTGCTTCCTCGTCCTCACCAGTTAACTCAGAAACTACCGCAGTAGTTTCCCAATCCCCCGTATCGTTGTTTTTGACTCCTCGGAACAACTCAATAGATACGATTGGTGACGACTGAATACGGGGTACTGGATCGGATATGGCTTGGTTAATGGCTAAGGCATCAGATTGTGTTGGCATTATTACTCCTACTTATTTAATAAACGAATGGTATTTTAATAACTAGTTATTAGATTCCTGCAAGATTTGCAATATCCTCATCACTCCACGCAACATAAAAACCTTCATGGTGGATGTTCATCTGTTGAACCATAATGCCGTTATCACCAGCATTAAGATCACTAAGACCATAAGCACCAGGCCAGCAGTTAAACATTTTAAAAGCCAACTTAACGTTACCTGGTTTAACATCCCCAGCATCGGTATTACCCAATTGGTACTTTGCATCACCAGCCATATACGGATGATCAAAAACCTTAACTAGAATGTCACAACGGTAGTTTGAGTTGTCACCTCTAGCACCTTGTGCAAAACCACTTGCGCCACCGTTGATCCAAGCATGCATAAACTTTTGCCAGTCCCACAATTGGGATTGCTTGGCAAAGGCACCACGTGCAAAAGAAACAGCAGGGAAGTCCGACTGACCAATCATTTTATGCGGGTGTGTATTCATACCACCCTCACGGTAGGCAATCAATTCATTCTGAACAGACAGACCACCGACTTGGGCAAAACCAAGATCGCCAATACCAGTTACTAGTCCTTTTAGTTCGTCGCCAATAGGAATAAACTTCACCGTAAACTTAAAGTTACGTAGAGGATCAGTTCTTGTTGTTGATGCAAATGACATTAGTGTCTCCTAGAGATTAGTGGTTACTGTGCTTCCACCAGTCCACTGACTGATGGTGATTACGATAAATTCAGCAGGTGACTGCAAGGCTACACCTACTTCAATGTTAACTACTCCGTTTTCAATATCAAGTGCCGTATTGTTTGCTGACCCACAGTTTACATAAAAAGCCTCTTGTGCTGTGCGTCCTTTTAGACCACCTGTACCCCAGAAGTTAGTAAGTAGCGAAGTAAGTCGTACAGTTAGTTCTGTCCACAAACGCTCGTCATTTGGTTCAAACAATGCTGAGGCAGTTGTTGTCTTTAGAGTATCTTTGAGGAAATTCAAAGAACGACGAACTGATACAAACTTATCACTGGTATTGCGAGCCTGTGTACGGGCTCCATTGATAATGACACCAACGCCTGGAACAAGCGTAAACAAGTTAAGTTGGTTGTCCTTATAGAGTGTTCCTTGTTCAGTTTCGGTAAGTGTTGCAACCAAACCATATACGTTACGGATATCTAAACCGTAGCCAGCAGGTGCCTTAGAAATACCACGAGAAACTTCTGAGCGAACAAACGCACCAGCAACTGCACCACCTGGGTAAGTGTTACGTACAGCCGCAGCACCTGTCTTAGTTGGGTCAAACATCTTAAGGGCTGGACCGTACACACCACCATAACTTGATTTTGTGTATGGCTCAACAGCATCTGCCAAAGTTTGCTTAGTAGTTGCTGTAAGTGGGCTGTCAATAATCAAGAACGAGTTACCACGAACACTCATAACTGAAAGTGCATTATTGATAATCGTAGAGGAGGTTTGACCCACAAGGTTAAACAACAGACCAGGAACAATAGTTTCGTATGAATCTAAAGTATTTGCCCAATCTGTAGCGTCAATAGAACTACCTTCAGAACCGCCAGCCAAAGTTACGGTAGTTACCAAGTCACCAACACCAACACCAACAACAGTTAGTTCGGCAGTTGGTCCAAGGGCAACAACACTAGCGCTATTAATATACGACGAATAGTTTCCTAAAACAGTTGATAGGAAACGGTTATCGGCTGGATTAAAAGACAAACCAGACCAGTTCTCTACTTGAACCCCAGAAAGGTTTACAGTAACACTAAACAGTGTATCAAGGTCTACTTTTGGTGCAGTAGTTGCATCAACAATTGTATCTTCTTGAAAAGTAATATCAACTGTTAGGTTGTTACCCCAAATACCAGGAGATTTGGCAACGAAGGCTGTCAATGGTGCAGCGCTACCACCAGTAGGAGTGGCATTAACTGAACCTACTGCGGAAACCGCTGCGGCATCAGCAACACGAGAAACATATGCAGATTGTCCGCCATTAGCAAAGTAATGATACACAGCGTAACCAAGATCGTACACTTGGTTTAAATCACCAAACAACGACTTGTACGCCGCCCAAGTAGTGATTAGTGTTGGCGTGGTTGGTCCACGCTCTGCTGTTCCTAGAAAGGCAGCAGTAGTTGGTCCTTGAGCCTGTGCAATATTTGTCGCAAACGTACCTTCTTGTACGTATACTCCTGGGCGTTCGTATGCCATTATTTACTCCTCTAACTTAGTGGGGGTTTTTGATAAAGAAATCACGAGTTAAAAACATAAGTTCGGTGGCTAATTGTACTACTGATTGACGTAACAGGTTTCGTTTCTTCCAAGTGTGCCAACTCTTGTCCTGTTATTTCTGCTGACATTTTTAAGGTTAAAACCTTGCGAAATATGCGTTTTCTATAGCCAGATTCCGTGTCCAAGAGATCCGCATTAGTCCAATCTAGCATATCAAATCGTCGGGTTGTATTATCGGCAGGAATGGTAATTGAGTTAAATCTAAAAGGGACTATTTTAGACAACAACATAGAAGTTAATTGTCTGTCATGTAGTGCAGAACGGCAATAAATAGATACCTGATATAGCAGGTCTACTGGGATAAATGGGTCAGCAATCATCAATTGGGCACTACCAGAATAGGAATGGCTGGCACTGACTGTGGATAACTCACTAGGCCAATATGACACAAATGCTGGTCTATCTTCATAACGGGCAGCATTGGTAGTGTCAAAATAGATGGGGTTATCTGAGTGCTGGCGATCTGTGGCGTGGAGGATGTCTATAAGTTCAATAGTGATAAACGGGTATTCTCGTTCAGTTTCACCTTCGGGATAGCGGAAAAAGACCTTGACTGGGCGTTGGGCATTGCGGTCATCAACCACATACAGAGAACTAAACCTGGCTTTAATTGCCTCATCTTCCGCTAAGATAAAACCAGTCTTCACTTACTGCGCCCTGTTTCAGCAAGTCTTTTAAGTCTTTTGTTTATTTCTGCACCAAGTGTTCGGTTGGCGGTTAAGATTTCATGGCGAATAATGGACTTCGCAGGAGAACCAAACTCTATATCCATTGCTTCTTGCTGTGATTCAGGTAAGGTACCATAGGCAAAAGAGTTATCTTCACTGTCCCAAGTAATCCTAAAGTCTTTTGCAATAGGGTCCCACCGACTATCTTTTTGCGGGAGTACTCCTTGGATGCGGGAAACTTCGGACTTCCTAGCATCCTCAAGGATGTCACCTAGGTATGTTTCTAGGTTTAAAAACAAATCACCATAGAATGCTAATGGGGCAGGGCATCCTTGGATTAGTTGCTTGGAACTAGAACTTTGGGCAACGACAGGTGTAGCAACCATGATGTCTCCTTAGTTCTAGGCGTTGTATCGCTTGACGCGCATCAAGCAATATAAGTTTATCAGGTTGCCATTGGTAGTTTTTGAGGCCAAGGGTAATCTTGAGTAGACATTGCTTCAGGACCTGGATCGTTTACCATTTCCTCATCAATGTATATTTCTAAGCCTTCAACGACTACGAGGACATCATCTTTTGCCCGACCACGAACTCGGTACATAGATACCCCATAATAGCGAGCATCATAAAAAAACATATCGTTTAGGTGTCTTTGGTATTCAAAGGGTTGGCTAACCCCCGCTGTGCGAAGATCCTCAATAGAAAATACAGCATTTAAAACTTGGACTGGCTGACGACCTTCAGGGATTGCCCTTTTAGTATCTTCAGTTTCAGTAATCATCAAGG